GTAAGACAGTGTGTCATCTTCGTCTGAAGATGTCTCTGCAATTGTAGGTGCCTCTGCACTTACAATCTCTGGTTCTGGTGATGCAATTGAAGGACTCGCTTCCGCAGTCTGCGTTAACGCTTCATTTTTTGCAGTTGCACCGTCACCTACCGAATGACCTAAGACCAATTGCAGACGAGAGTTAAGTTCGTCATAGGACTTATAGTTCTTCGGATCTACAAACTCCGAAAGATCATGGAGTTGATTGTAGGTTGCCTCTAGTTTAGTCTCGTCCGCATCGAACAATGCAGATTGAGATTTAAACTCAGACTTGTCGTAGTTACGATATCCCGCCACATTTCTAATCTTCAACTGGAAGTCTGCACCTGTCCAGAAGTCGAATGGGTTTACTGGTTCTTCGCCAGGAAACTGTGGTTGCATAACATCCATGAGTTTGTCAAAGATCTTCTTACCATACTCGTACAAGAATACTTTACCCTCGTTCGATGGGTTAGAAGGATCACTAACAACTAGGATGTTAGAGATGTAGTGAAGTCTACGCTTCTGTTTACGAGCAGTTTCTTTATCTTCCTCGTTACCAGAGTTCCACAGACGTGAGTTTAACTCACCGACTGGATCCTTCTGTCCGATTGAAGTCAAAGACTTCTCGATGTACCATTGACCAGTTGGGCCTTTAAACCCATGATCCCAGTACCTCTCCCAAGGGAGTTCCTGACCTTCCATTGCGGGAAGGAAACGAATGACTGCATAACCGTTACCCGCGTCATCGACTGTGGGTTTCCACTTACGTTCATCTTCGTATTTGTTTTTGGTTTTCTGACCACCTGATACTTCTTGTGCGGCTGAAACCAGTTTTGAGATATCGGTCTTACCCGACTTTAGATTTGCAAAAGACATATATTTTCTCCGTATTTACAATGTATTAACAATATTATCCACTTTATCCATAATATAATCTGAGTATTATAACACAAATATTATCCTTGTGTCAAGCATTATTTATACTTTTTTTCATCTCAAAGTAGTCGTCTCGTAAGTTGATCTTATCGTCCAAGTTACCATTCAACAAACAGATACTTGCGTCTTCACAGAACTTCCTTGCCCTTGGTGCAATATCGGTTTTATAATCGATACCGTACATCCAAGAATAGATCGTCCTTTTGGGATACACATCGAACCTGTCTCCATGTTCCCAAAACAAGAATCTGTCATCCTTACCTTTCCACTTACACATAAACCAATCTGGATTTTCAATGAAGTCATCGTAGATCTCTTTTGCGTTGGTTCCATTCCAACTCAATACACTTGAATTGAAATCACCTCCACCGTATTCTCTTTCGAACCCTTCGTGTTTCCACCAAGTCTTACAGATCTTCGGTTTATCCTCACTGAACAAATGATCCAGATTAGGTTTTTCGATAATCACATCAAGATCCAGATACAGGCATTGACCTCTATCCGTTTCACCTAACATGATTGCCTTTGTGAAAGTCTCAAAGTTCTCTTCGAGTTCAACGGTCTCCACCGTTGAAATGTAATTCGCATTGTCGGGATCGTCCGTATACACAACATAGTTGTATCGTCCTTCTGTGTCCACAACAACACGGTTCACATCCTTTGGACTATACTTGTCTCCGTATTGGAGCATAAAGATAGTCTTAGACATCCAAAGTATTTACCTTTGGAAGTATGTTTAAATCCATCGCTTCCTTTTCCAAGTTCTCTACGATCGATGTATTCAAATATTTTTTGATGTCCTCTACCTCGATGTTGTTCTTCTCACAGATCCAAACAATTGCATCAATATAGGTCATCCGATTCGTCCTGACCGCTGTCTCCACCATCGCTGAGAACTTCTTCTTCGTCAGAAAGTTCTCCTCTTGTTGGGGTTGCGTGGACGACTCTGGGATCTTCGTCACCATACCAAGTCTCCTCTAATTCCTTTGTCCACACCTGACCGATGTCTGGATACCACACTCCATGTGATCTCTTTGGTGTTCCGTCTGGATAGTATGCCATCGCAAGACAGACCTTCTGTACTCGATGTTCCTTGTTCTCTCCATAACGAAAGTCACCCCAATGACCAGTAGACAAATAACTTTTCATGTTTTTAATATAAGTCTGAAGGTCGATGTACTCACTTCTCTCTTGCCATTTGGAAGAGTTCTTGAGTGCATTCATACCTTTCAACTTCAACTCATTACTCTTGATCCACTCCTTCACCTTTAAGGGATGAAGGAAGTGATCCTTTTCAAGATCTCGAATAGAATGATGGACAGTTTTCAGACCAGTGTGACCTCGTGCTTCTCTTGCTTTTGCGAGACGTTCTGATGCGGCCTTTCTCTGTTCTTCGGTCATTGGTTTTCTTTTACGCTTGATCTTCTTGCGTTCGAAACCCAACTCCTTCATCATAGCATCCTGTTTCTTTTTTCTAGTTTCGGATGCCTTCTGTCCTTTTGTCATATATTACTCGATTGGTGAAAAGGTTAATAGTGAGTCGTATCGAAATGATCTCCATTCCTGTAGAACTAAATCAAACACACGACACGCAACCTCATGGTTGTTCGGTTCCTTGTCTGACTTAGGACGTTTGTCCTCTGGTATCATATCAGATAACAGAGTCGCTTTCATTTGACGGACTTCTCCGTCCTTCACTTTGGTAAACGATAAGTCTACCATACCATCCCTAAGCATGTCAAGGATTTCTTCTTTAGAATACTCTACACTCATTATATATCACTCCACTTATTTTGAGTTACTAAATTTACCCTCATGTAGATCTTTCAACCATTGATCTGATTGATCGAACCAAATGATGATCTGTTCAAAAGACTTCAGAAGTCCTTCGATCTGTTCTAGTTCAGTCTGTTCTGGTTTCCCTTCACCGACCTTACCGTCCTTACGATCAAGATAATAACGAATCGTATCTACATACGCATCACGCAATATCTCAACAGTAACCGCTTCTGCTTCGTCCGCAGAGATCTTAGGTAGATCTACATACTTCCTTGCTTCACCAGAACCTACTTTGTTCTGTTCATCCTTCAACGGAACGGATGAGTCACCTTTAGTTGCACGACTTTTGGGAGTCGTCTTCTTCGATGTTGCCATATTAATATTCATCCCCTATGCGAGTGTTTTCGTAAATTCCACCATAGTGTGCCTTCGCATAGTCTTCTGCATCACTCCAGTGTATTGCGGACATGTCGTCATATTTCTCGACCTGTGCCACTTGTTTATCAACCTCACGATCAACTAACTTCTGCTTTTGAATCTTCTCAGCAGCACGTTTGATCATCGCGTATCGTTGAACCTTATTTATCGCCATTTAAACCATCCTTTCTTTTCGGTTTCAAATGTGGACTGATAATTCACCATCAACCACTTGTCATACTTCTTGATGTAAGTCTCAAACTCATATGGTTTCTCACCATACTCTTCTCGTTCCTTACAGTTATCCAACCACATGTTCCGTGCATAATGCCAGAACTCATCTCCTCTTACACTCTCATCCATACTATACCTCCAAGTCGTCAAAAGGAAAACAATCTAGAAAGAGGGTTCGTTCTAATTTGTATGCCTCTTTCTCCCAAGGTTGGTTCTTGTAATGGAAACCGTCTGCTTTGCGACCTTTCCAAGCAAACCCACCCTCGCATGTTAACTGTCCTCGAAGGAACTGTCGTGCATGAACCATCTCATGTGCGAGTGCCTGCATTTGCCTCATAAAACTTTTGTTCTTGGTCGCGATACTTACCGTGACCTCTTTGGTGTCTCCAAGACAGAGTCCGTCTGCCTCGTCTTCCAACACCGTCTTGAATTCGATGTAGATGTGTCGTTTGGTGAATCGGTGGATGTTCAGTGCCTTGTAAAGGTTACGAACATACTGGTCAACTATTGCCTTCTTTTGGTGGCGACCTGTGATCATATACATCTCAATCCTCTCTCAAATATGTGACCATTATACGATACCTTGCAAACTTTGTCAAGTATTATTTTCCAATATCTTTAATATTTTCCCTTCCGATCACCTGATATGCACCTTTGTTATAAGCGGGTGCGATGGTATAACCAGATGATATATCGATCTTCTCTTGATTGGTGGGTGATTTTGTTTCATAAGATTTACATGGTTCATTTAATGAAACACTTGGGTAGTCTGGTGTGGTTCTCCTAAACGTCTCTGGTGCGACATAAGGTTTGAACTCTGGTTGTTTCTTCTTTGGTTTAGACCAGTAGTTGGTTTTCTTCTTGCGTCCCGAAGACGTGTGCCTCATACTCACATGGATCATTACTTTTTCCTCAATACGTTGACGATATCATAACCATCTAACTTTTCCATTTTAAACCTAATCTCATATTTTGTCAAGTAGTCTATCCACTTTTTGTGTGCGGAATAATTACACAAGAACAGTTTACCGTGACAACATGCAAACGGAACCAGATGTCCACCATTATGTCGATATCTCCAGAATCCTTCGTTGACTCCAACATAGAAGTCATTCATCCAGTCATCTAGGATAACAACACCTTCTGGTTTGATCGCATACTCAACCAGTTTCAGATCGTGTTCTGCGTTCTCTCTGTGGTGTCCCGCATCAATGTGAACCATCTTGTATCTACGTTTACCAAAATCACTTGGTATCAAATCAAGAGTGTCCGCAACCATACATCTGATATTCCTACCCTTATTCTTTTTATCAAAACGAGAGAACTGTTCTCTCATGTATTCTTCCATAGAAATATCTTCGGGAAGTTTATATGCGTCTCCCGATTGACTTAGGTTTAGATGTTGTTTGTGATAGATGTCAACCAAGAGACACTCGGCATTACTGTTCGTTGTCAACTGGTTCATTGCGATTGAATACTTACCGTGATAGGAACCTAGTTCTAGGATATCCCCATCTTGGTTCAACGGAATACTTCCCAAGATATCTAGGAATCGAACGTCCATAAGTCCAACCCATCCATTGACATTATGCATGTTCTGTTCATACCACATGAGACCACCGTTGTAGTACGAATATCCAGACTCGATAGACTGGTAGTAGTAACTATTCGTCTTCAAGATAGGATCCTGTTTTCTTCGACTCTTTCTTCTTGTCTGTGTGTGTTGCGGGTTTATTGAATTTGTTTAGGTTCCTCGCAACAGGATTCTTCTTGCGTTCTTTATGCAACATCCACTCTAATCTTTTATTCTTCATGACTCTCAATCTCGTTTAGTATGCTTGATAGTTCACTGAACACTAGTGCATAGGTATGTAACAGATTGAACTCATCGTGATTAAGTGCCTTCTCTCTATACTCCTCGGCCTTCTCTCTGAGTAATGCGATAATCCTATCCCTGTTCATAACCTAGATCCTATCAACACACCTAATCCAAATATAAACCAGTCCACTAGAAAGTGGAACGAAAAGGACAACACCAGAATCTCTTTCCAGTGTTCCTTACAAGCATCTATATATCTCTTCATAGGTGTGAGATATTTATAAGGATCTTATCGACTTCTGACATAGTCAGATATCCGATCACATCTGAAGTGATCGGGGTGTCATAACAAAGATCACCGTTCTCGTCAAGAACCGCAAG